ATGGCCCGTCGCGGTGTGCGCCAGTCCGAGATCGCCGAAGCCCTCAAGATCACTCAGCAGGCGGTATCGCAGAAGCTGAGTGGCCGACGCCCCTTCACTGACCTCGAGGTATCAGTCGTCGCGAGGTGCCTCGGCGTATCGCCAGGGTCACTCTTCGCGGAGACCGCCACCGCAATGGGTGGTGCGGCATGACTCGCTCAGTCGGTACCTTGCCACCCATTCAGATGGATGACGACTCCCACGTCGGGCCCCTCTTCGGCTTCGATGGTGACCTCGGTGGTTTCGGTCATCGAGTACTGCTCGACTTCGCTATCAGACGTGTCGGCCCCGACGATCACGAATGCCGGGCCCAGGGAGTTTCCTCCCCAGTTGAAGTCGAACGGGACTCCTTGGGCCCGCGCAAGCTGCACGGCCAGGCGCAACTCAGCCACGCAGCCATCACACAGATGTGCGTCGCCGCCGTCTCCGTCGATCTCAAGCCAGTACAGCAAGGTGTGCGCTCCCGCATGGTCGCACCACGCACTCGAGGTCATTGGCTTCTCGCTCATCAGTGCTCTCCTGTCAGTTCTCAGATGGCCAACGCCGCCGCGATGGGTGGTGCGGCATGAGTTGGACCGCTTTCGCAGACAACCGCGCCGCAGATCAGGACCGCCGTGCGGACGGTCCGTTGCAAACGGCCGGCCTAGTCGGTCACGAGTTCGTCGTTGATATCGAGGGTGATACCGCCGTCGCGTTCAACGAGTTCCTCGACCTTGTCCAGCAGGGGAATCTCGCCGGTGCCGTCGTACTCCATGTACGAGAAACTGACGAATGTCGTGGGCGCGATGATGATCGTGCCAAAGGACCGCTCGCTCGGCGGGACCGCAGTGCTGGCGAAGTAGACGCTCTGGCCCTTGGTAAGTCGGCGTCGGAAAGCGCGCTCGATCGCCACGACAAGGAGCTCATCCTCGCCCTGCCAATAGTGCTCCCGATCAGGTCCGCCGTGGCGAATGATGATGCGTGCAGTCATGCTGCCTCCCCTGTTGATGGTGCGGCCCACGCTACTACCGAGGGTGGCCACGCCGCGATGGGTGGTGCGGCATGAGTGCCATGGTCACGGGTCAGGCGCCCCCGTTCACGATTACGTCGCCAGTTGCTGACGCGACGGTATTCGAGACGACGTCTGGGGTGCCGCTGCCACTCGAGGCGATCGCCGCGTTCGAGGTGTTCGCGGAGAAGATCGGGATGGGAGACCTTTCCGACATCGCCTTGGACGTGGTCAAGTTCGTCACGGTGGGCGCCACAATCATCGTGGTCTATGCGTCGTGGATGCCAGTCGTAGGCCGTCGGGTGAAGTGCCTTGAAGGCATACAGGTAGGCGAGGTACAGCAACTCGTGACTAAGCGCGTCACCGATTGCCCCAAAGAGCCGGTCGCTACACTCCTCGCCACGCTGCACAACCTCGAGGGGCAGTCATGACCGGCGCGCTCCGGGTGTCACTGACAACCATCGCCGTCGATGGTAGCGAGATGTATTCGGCGACCGTCACCACTAACGACGGCTCACACGCCCGCACGTTCAGTACCAAGTTCCAACGCGACGCATGGCTAGACGCAAAAGCATTTGGCGACTCGCACTCGAGCCCTGCCGTGATTGCCGCAACCGCAGGCCAGCTCGACATCGTCCGTGCCGCACTCACCGCAGGCCCCGAGGCCCGCAACCTCGTCGCGGTATCCGATCGCCGCCGATACCAAGGCCCTCGCGGCCTCGTGCCCACGCTCGCCGAACTCGACCGCAGGGATGTGGCGTGATGACCGACAGCCTCTCACTCGCGCAGGGTGGCCCCGTCGAAAACCCCGGCCCCTTCGCGACAATCCGCGACAGCATCGTCTACCCCATCCCGGGACGCATCGAGCAGATCGTCGCGGCCCTCAACCGTGCATCGGTGGTGGCTACCCCCCCGGCCACCACCGATGCGCCCACCTTCGACGCCGAAGACAACACGGCCACCGAGGGCGACACCGTCGCCGTGGCGCTCGCGTCGATGTCGACGCCGGCGCTGCTCGAGGATGCGTTCTACTCGCTCGAGTCTGCGGAGGCGTCGTTGCGTCGGGCGCTGACGGCTCTGTCGCGTGTGGGGGTCTATGACCCGGCGCGGCCCAACGTTGACCGGTTGTTCGTCGGGCTTACGTGTGTGAAGAACGAGCTCGTCGGTGTCGAAGAGATGATGCAGAACCTCGGGGTGAGGTCATGAGCGGCGCGTTCAGCGCCGAGTGCCAGATCATCGACACATTTGGGCGCGAGACGAAGTGGTCCGCGACGTTCACGGTGGTCGGTGGTGAGCGCGTAACTGTCACACGCGCCACGAAGCAAGCCGCACAGGAGTGGTTGGCGTCGATGACGCGGGCGTTCCTTGGTGAGCGTGTACTGCTCGACGCTCCCGATGGTGACGGCGTAGTTGTATCTCCCCACCACGAGGACCGTGTGGTCTTCATGGCGCCTGCGGTTGCTGTGCGGGTACGAGAAGCCTCGCCCATGTTTTCGAAGCCTCAGACGGCCGCACAGGTCGCTGAGCGGATCCACTACGCGACGCGCCTCCTCGACGAAGCAGCCGGGCTCCTCACTGACCTCGACTTCGCTGGCGACCTCGCCCCGATGGTGTGGGCTGCGAAGGGGCGCCTAGTCACGTTGGCCGAACGGTCTGCGTGTGAGGTGCTCGAGCAGTGGCCGCCAGTGTCGGACCGCGCCGGGACCCATGCGCCGCGGCATCTTGTCGCGGTTCCTCATGGGGGTGTGGCATGAACAGTCAGCAGCTGACGCTCGACGGGTATTACATCGAGGCCGCGATCGAGGCGAAGCGTGAGGGCATTGCGCAGGCGGCCGAGTTGGTGACGTCCTTTGAGCAGCGTGTGGTGTTCGACGCGATTGGGGAGCGGGCGCCGGGTGCGCTGATTTCCGCGAACACGTTGCGCGAGGTTCTCGACGGTGCGGACGTGTCCGCGGGGTCGCGCTCTCCGATGATGCGGGCCGCGTGTGTTGCGGGCCTGCTCAAGCCTCACATGATCGAAGTGGACGGGCAACAGGTTCACGCGTCGGTTCCGTCGACGGGAGCGTCGGCCAAGGGTGCCTACGTGAAGGTGTACCGCCGCACGACTTCGACGTGGGTGTCGCGTCAGATGGCGGAGGTGGCGTGATGGCTTATCACGAGGTGGTGAAGTGCCGTGATTGTGGCCAGGAGATCGAGTTTGGGGTGGCGATCAAGTCGGGTAAGCGTGTCCCGATTGAGCCGTCGCGTATGGACTTCTCGAAGGATCCGCGTGCCACGTTCGCGGGCTTTGAGCACCCGGTCACGGGTCGCCTGATGATTCACCGGCTTGCGTCTGGGGATCACATCGATCCGGACGTCGAGCAGATGGTGCTCCTTCACCGGTTCGCGTGCCCGAAGAGCCCCGCGTACTCGCCCGCGCCACAGCGTTCCCCATCCGCTGCTTGACCACTTGTCCGTCTGCCTGCCAGCCAAACCTTAAGGACTTTGACCATGAACATGCATCCAATCTTCCGGGCCCGTCGGCTCCGCGCTCTCTCGCTGGGCGCGTTGCTGCTCGCCGTGGCGTGTTTCGGCAACTGGTTCGCGACTGGGCACTTGTCGATGTGGCTGCTGGCGTTGGTGCTGTACGCCGCGGCGGTTGCCTTCGCTGTGACGCTGCGCAAGTTCGAGGGCGGTGTCGCATGAGCGAGCTCGTGGAACAGGAGTACAGCGCGTTTGACGCTGCAGAGTTTGGGACGCCCTACGCGGCGAAGGTCGCAGAGCAGGCCGAAGAGATCCGCGTCGTCGACGTGATTCGTGCCGCGATTCCCTTCGCGGCCGTGTACTTCCACGACGGTGTGATCTCGGTACGCGCCACTCCTGAGGGTGCGTCACGTGACGTGGTGCTCAAGCCCGGCGACTTCTTCACGGTCACGGCTACCACTGTGATTCGGCGGGTACAGGCATGAGCGCAAACCTCACCATGACCGACCTGTTCTGTGGTGCGGGCGGCTCATCGACGGGCGCGGTGGCCGTGGGTGGTGTCGACGTGAAGCTCGCCGCGAACCATTGGGACCTCGCGATCGAGACCCACAACGCGAACCACCCTGACACGGACCACCTGCAGGCCGACATCTCAAACACGGACCCCCGGTTCATCATGTCGACCGACATCCTCTGGGCCTCACCCGAGTGCACTAACCACAGCAGGGCCAAGGGCCGCAAACTCCCCACCCAGCCCGACCTCTTCGGTGAAGTACTCCCCGACGCAGCATCCGAGCGCTCGCGGGCGACGATGTGGGACGTCGTCAGGTTCGCGGAGGTGCACAACTATCGGGCGATCCTCGTGGAGAACGTGGTCGAGGTGACGGACTGGTCGTCGCCGAACGGTACGCGTGGGTCTCAGTTCCGGTCGTGGCTGTCGACGCTGAGCAACATGGGGTACGAGCACAAGATCGTGTCGCTCAACTCGATGCACGCGCAGGCGTTTGGGATGCCTGCCCCGCAGTCGCGTGACCGCGTGTACATCGCGTTGTGGCGCACGGGTGAACGGGCCCCTGACTTTGAGCGGATGCAGCGCCCCGTGGCGTGGTGCCCGTCTTGTGGCGAGGTCGTGAACTCGGTGCAGCAGTGGAAGCGCGAGAACGCGGTCACCGGACGGTACCGCTCGCAGTACGTGTACCGGTGCCCCAAGATGTCGTGCCGTGGGCAGGTCGTGGAGCCTGCATGGTTGCCCGCGTCGTCGATCATCGACTGGTCTATCCCAGGTCAGCGCATCGGCGACCGGGCGAAGCCGTTGGCTGAGAAGACGATGCGCAGGATCCAGATGGGCATCGACCGGTACTGGACCCCGATCCTCACCGAGACCGCGAACCCCTACGACTCGACCGACCCGAAGCACCGCAACTACGGCGACCCCAACGGGTACGTGCGTTCGTGGCCTCTCTCGATGCCGACGCATGCGATGGTGGCGCGCGAGTCGAAGGCTCTGGCGTATGCGCCGTTCATGGTGCCGGTAGAGGGCCGCGACGGTAGGCAGCCGTGGTCGGCGGCCGACGCGATGCGCGCCCAGACGACACGGAGCGAGACGGGCATGGCATTGCACCCGTTGCTGATGTCGTATTACACGCGCGACGACGGCACGCGCCCGGCCTACGACCCGCTCGCGACGGTAACCACTGAACCGCGCCACGCACTCATGGTCCCCGCGGGGGGGACTTGGAACGACGACGCCCGCCCCGACACGGAGGCGTTCAGGACGCGCACGACGCGTGAGACCGAGGGCCTGGCGATGATGCCGTTCATGCTCGAGCGTCGCCACGAGTACCGCACCCGCGACCTCGACAAAGCCATGTCTACCGTCACGGCGAACGAGACCACCAAGGCCCTCCTGTTCCCACCATTCATCGCCGAGCTCCGTGGCGGTGGATCGAACGCCCGCGCACTAAGCGAGGCGCTCGCGACGGTCACGGCGTCTGGAAATCATCACGCCCTGATTCAGCGGATGAATTCGGGCGGCGCGGAGATGACGACCCCGGATAGCGAGCCGGTGCGGACGGTCACCACGGCGGGGCATCAGGCGGTGCTCACGGGTCGGACGGTCGACATTGATGATGTGCGCTTCCGCATGCTCGAGCCGAGTGAGATCAAGCAGGCGATGGCGTTTCCCGCTGAGTACGAGATGCGGGGGAACCGTCGCGAGCAGGTGAAGCTCTCGGGAAATGCGGTGACGCCGCCGGCCGCACGCGATCTGATCGCGACGGTCGTGGCAGCGATCACTGGTGAGGGGTTGGCGGCATGACGGAGGAAACCTCGCAGCGCCTCAAGCGTTGGCGCCGTGAACGGATGTTGGACGAGTTGCACGGGCTGCCACGTGGGTGCGTGCCGAGCGATGAGGTGCTGGGCCACGTGCGGGGGCTTCACGAGTTGGGGTTCTCGAGGTGGGCGATCACGTCGGCGGCGGGGCTCCGAGCGAAGAGCACGTCGTTCCTTGATTCGGACACAAGGCCGGGGACGTATCTGCGCCACGCGCGCCGGTTCCTCGCGTTGACTCCGCAACTCACGTTCGAGCGTGCGGCAGGCCCGTCGCAGGTTCCCTCGTTCGCGGCGGTTCGCCGTTACCAGGCGCTGCAGTGGTTGGGGCACACGCAGGCGGTGATTGAGGCGGCCGCGGTGCAGGGAACGGGAAACCATGCGTGGTGCTCGATGTTGAAGCCGGGTGAGCGGGTCTCAGCGGCGCGCCATCGTGCGATGGCCGCGGCGTTCGACGAGCTCAACACGGTTCCTGGGTTGTCTGCGAAGACGTCGACGATGGCGAGGACGCGCGGCTTTTTGCCTCCGATCGCGTGGGATGACCTCGATGACCCGAACGAAGACCCTCGTCTTGTGAGTGGTGGTGCAGACATCATGGACGTGATCGCCGTGGAGCGTGTCATCGCCGGGGAAGGCTGGGCGCCTCTCTCATCATCTGAGGTGAATGCCGCGATCGCGTTGGGTATCCGGAGCGGGTTGAAATATCGCGAGATCGCCGATCTTCTCCGCATGAGGCACGACGCGGTGACGCAGCGTGTGACCCGGTATGGCCTGAACGCCGGCTCTATGAAGAGCGGGGTGGCGGCATGAGGATTCTTGTGCGCGTGTTGGTGGAGGGCCGGGCCCGCACCAAGGGGTCGATGGTCGCGAAACAGCGCCGCGTCATAGTGGGCGGGCAGAGCTTGGGTGTGGGGCATGCACGCCTCACGGAGTCCACGGCGGGCTCGAAGGAGTGGCGTGCCGAGGTCGCATGGGAGGTGCGGAAGAAGATCCGCAGCGCCCGCCCGTATGAGGGCCCGGTGCTTGTGTCGATCCTCGCGTTCCTCCCGCAACCGAAGTCGAACCGTGACCCGTTCCCTACCGCGATGCGCACCGGGGACACGGACAAGATCGCCCGCAACGTGTTCGACGCACTCGTCGACGGTGGTGCGATCAAGGACGACGCCCAAGTGGTCGGGCATGCGTGCTTCAAAGCATGGGCCGACGACCCCACCCGTCCGTACACCGTGATCGAAGTCGACACGTATGAGAATGAGGAGGGCTGACCATGGCTAGCGACAAGTCTGTCGTCAGGACCCAAGACGAACTGGTAGCCGAGCTGCAGAAGCGCTTTGGGCCAGACCCCATGGATTGGGCGTTCATTTGCCCCTCGTGCGGCGATATCGCAACCGTCGCGGACTTCAAGGCCGCGCTCGCCGAGCACCCCATCGCGTCGCGCCCGTTGGCCTCTGACCACATCGGCCAGATCTGCATCGGTCGAATCCTCGGAGCGCCCAGCCGCGACGAGAAGTACGCCGGGCGCGGATGCGACTGGGCCGCATTCGGATTATTCCGAGGCCCCGAGTTCGTGAAAGTCGGAGACCGAGAGATGCCGTCCTTCCGTATTGCACCCGCCCCTGAGCACAAGGAAGAGGAGGCCTGAACTGATGAGTGCCTATGCAGCAGACACGTCAGTGCCATCGGATCGCTCGAGGGTCGAGATCGAGAAGATCCTTCTTCGGTACGGCGCCGATGAGTTCGGATACCGCACCCGACGCGACTTCGCTGTAATCGAGTTCACAGCCGAGGGCCGAGCGATCCGCTTTACGGTGCCACTCCCTGCTCGTGACGCCTACGAGTTCACCCACACACCCACACGTGGCACTGCGCGCTCCGCAGACCAGGCCGCCGCCGCATACGAACAGGCCGTCCGCCAACGCTGGCGCGCCCTCGCGCTCATCGTCAAGGCGAAGCTGGAGGCTGTCGCTTCGGGCATCGTCACGTTCGAGCAGGAGTTCCTACCCCACATCTTGCTGCCAGGTGGGCGCACCGTGTACGAGGTCACCGCATCGAGCATCGCCGCACAGTATGAATCCGGGTCGCCGGCGGCGCTGCTACAGATCGAGGGTGCCCAGTGATGACCGATGTGGCGACCGAGTCGCCCGACATCGCGGAAGCGCTCGCGGCTCGCGCGATCATGCCTGGCCAGAAGTGGCAAGCCCGCTCGAACCACGCGGTCTACAAGGTCGTGAAGATCGACCGGCGTGCAGGCATGGTGCACCTCAGCTCTACCGGTGATGTGCGCGTGGTCACACCCTCGACGCTGCGCAAGCAGTACGACCTTGTGGAGGTAGACCGTGGCTGAGCCATTGAAGCCGACGCACAGGATCGACGTGTACGGGCTCGCGGATGACCGTGAGGAGGCCGTAGAGGCCTTGGCCGCAGTTGTCGCGGTGCCGACGCAGGTCGTGCACCATGCGCGCCCGTGGGCAGACAACGTGATCACGGCGATCCACGAGGTGCCGGTGGCGCCGATCACGCGGGCGCAGCGGTGGGCGAATCTCGCGTTCATCGCGGCATGCGTGTTTGTGCTCGGTGTCGTCGTCTACCACACGGCGGTGCAGTGATGGGCGACCTGACGTTACGCGTCGTGGTGACGAACGACGCGACCGGTGAACTGTTGGGCGACAGGCGTGTGCCCCCGGGTAACGAGGTGGTGCTGGTGACAGAACCGCTCTACGTGCACTCCGTGCAGGAGTCGCCCCGCACTGGTACGAAGGTGATCACGTTGCGCCGCCGCAAGCCAGAGCCCGCACCTGACCCGTTCGCGGGGACGGGGTTCCACGGCGGGATCTGCATCTGCCATGCGTCAGGCGGGCGACTCAAGAAGCGCTACCTCAAGCAGGCCGACGCGATGCGTGACGCCCGCGTGATGCCGAAGGACGCCTGGGTGTACCCGTGCCCGGCCGAGAAGCGTGTGTGGCATGTCACGACCCACCCGATCGAGGGCGGCCAGTACGTGCAGAACGAGGTGACGTCATGACTGACCACCTCGTGATCCTTCGGAAGAAGTGGCTGACGCGCGTCCTCGCTGGGGTGAAGCCCGTCGAGTTCCGTGCGGCCCGTGACCGTCGGGCCCCGTGGGGGGGTGTGGCTGCGGGTGACCGTCTGTGGTTGAAGGAGTCGGGTGGGCCGGTGCGTGGTGTGGCCTATGCGGGCACACCGTTGTACACGGATGGGCCTCGCGCAGTGTGGGCGGGTCAGGCGGCATGTGGCGCGCAGTGGGCGACGTCGATCGATTTGGCGTGGGCGGAGCGTCTCGCCGCGGCAAGGTACGCCACCTTGGTGCCACTCGAGCGGGTAGAGCGCCTGACGAAGCCGTTGGACGCGTCGGACATCCGGGGGCGCCGGCAGGACGCATGGCAGGTGCTCGACGTCGAGGATGCGGGCCTGTTGTGGGACCGCTACTTCAACGTGCTCACCGCACCGACAGGGGCTGTCGCGTGAAGGCGGCGGAGGTGTTGGCGGCTGTCGTGGCGTATCACTCGGGTTCGGCGTTTGTGCCAGAGATCACCATCGGCGATCACTTCGCCGCGTCCTACAACGAGGGTCGTCCTCGTGAGGAGCACGTGTCGACGTCTCGTCGCATTGACGCGCTCATGTTCGACTCGCTGCAGCGCACCGCGTTCGAGATCAAGATCTCCCGCGCGGACGCCGCCCGCGAGACATGGCACAAGGTCGACCCCTGGCGTCGCGTGACGCACCGCTTCATCTATGTGGTGCCTGCGGGACTCATCGAGCACCCACCAGTGTCAGGCGCCGGTTTGTGGTGGGTGCATGACGACGGCCGAGTTCAGGTGATCCGCAAGGCGACGATCAACCGCTACCCCGAACCCTTGCCACAGCACGTGGTGCAGACCATGGCGTACCGCATCACGGGCCGCACCACGATCCAGCGCATGGAGGTCGAATCGTGAAGGGGCTACTCGATGAGTTCGAGCACAATCTTGAACCAGTCGCCATCAGGTACATCACGTTGGCCACGATGAAGAACATCGACTGGCTCAATCGTGTAGACACCGTCTTTGAGCACCAGCGCCCCAATTCGGAAGAAGACAGATCGACCCGCGTCTTGCCCGTTGATCTCCCAATACCCCGGTGCCTCGTTGGTGATGACGATCTTCACGACGCCGCGCCTCAGCGTGACCTCGCGTCGGACGACTCTGCCCTTGATCAGCGGCAACGCAATGGGTTCTTCACTCATAGCGCCACCGTAGCGGAGGCAGTGTCATGACGCCCGCACAGTTGACCGCCGTGATGAGTTGCACGCCGACGTTTGCGAAGTGGGCGCAGGCGTCGCGCCGTCAACTCACGAACCGGATCCGTGTGGAGCACTCCGTGGGCAAGAAGGCGTTCATCCGCTCCGCTCCGATCGTGCAGGCCCGTGATGGTGTGCGCGAACTGCAACGTGGCGTCGACGTGGTCAAAGCCGGCACCCGTGTTGGCACACGCATCTACTACCTCAACCCCGACAACACCGTCGAGCACGTCGACGACTGGAACTAGGAGAACAACCGTGAAACTGTCAGCATCCCTGCCCAAGGCAGATGACGAGTACTTCCGCAACGGGCTCGCCCCGCACGCCGCCGACGTCGTGCGCCACCCGGACGAGCGCCGTATCGCGATCGTGGTCCTGTCGACCTCGAAACTGATCGACAACCGCGCCGAACACTCCGTCGAGCCCGTCATGGCGATCGACCGCATCGAACTGGTGCGACCGCACGACGCTGCTATGGCTGAGCGCCTCCTCATGGCCGCCCTCGAGGGACGCACCAAGCACCAGACCCTCCCCGTGTTCGTCCGCAAGGACGTGAACGAGGCTTTCGCAGACGGAGCGGTCGACCACCGCACGGGAGAGTCCGCCAGCGGTCTCATGGGAACGCTCGTCGACCTCGCAGAGGAAGGCATCACCGTCACCATGGGCCACACCGCCGACCCCGAGGACGACGACGTCGACGAAGACGCCAACATCGAAGACGGGAGAAGCATGGCGATACCTGAGAGCGACCCCGACGCCGTAGGGGAACGGCAGGACAGGGTCACCGCCGCAGAACTCGTGATCACGACTCAAATCGGATCCACGTCGATGCTGCAACGCAAGCTACGCGTTGGATTCGCCAAGGCCGGACGCCTTATGGATGAACTCGAAGCCCTGGGCATCGTCGGCCCATCCCAAGGTTCCAAGGCTCGTGAGGTCCTCATAGACCCGACCGCGCTCGAGGAAACCCTCGATCAGCTCCGCACGACACCGCTGTCGGCCGCCACAGGAGAAGACGGGGAGAAGTGACCATGCCCGACATAGAGACAGAAGCAGTGCCCGCCCCAGCGGTACCCGTCACAGTGATGGGGATCGCGAAGCACGACAAGGTGAAGTTCTCAGGTGACCACAGGTGGTGGACCGCCCGCGCTGTGTCTGAGCGTTTCGCGGTGCTCACGCGTCAGGCGGAGTTCAAGCCGAAGGGCGAGGTCGCTTACACGATCATCGACCCAAAGCGTGGGGTGCGCGGTCCTTGCAACCTCATTGGTCAGGGCTGGGATGCCCGCATGGAAGACGCGGCGTGTTTTGACCTGCTAGCTGCGTTGGAGCTGCACGTCCGCCGCGACGAGTGGTGGGAGGCAAACAGGGACGATCCTGCCGCTTCCGAGCCCACTGACATCGGGCGTCTGCTCTTGTACCCACCAGAACTCGAACCAGAGGGAGTCTTTCCTGTCGAGGTGTCGTACCGCAACAACGTCTCGATTCACATCACCGCGCATCACCGCGCATCCGAGGAGAAGTAGTCATGGCGCACGATCTGACCAGAATCGTCGAGCAAGTCGCTCGAGCAGAGTATGAAGCACGCTGCGAAAGCGTGCCGGGCGACCACCCGTCATGGGAGGAACTCGACCCGATCCTGCGCCACAACCTGAGCGAATGGGTCCTGACGACTGTCACCAAGACCATCGAAACCATCACAGGCCCGATACGTGTGGTGTTGCCCGCGCCGGACGACGGCGACTTCAACCCCGTCCCGCAGACCATTTGGACGATCCCCGACCCCGTCGTCACCTACACGCCGATCCCCCACGCACCGAGCACGGTAGTGGCGAGCGTTGAAGAGCTACAGGAGTACTACGACAACGCCAACGGGGCAGGAGTGGCACTCAGCGACGCCCGCGAACGTCTGTGGCTCGTATGGTCCAACGGTGACGGCGACATGTTCGCCACCTCCTGGCCAGAAGAAGACGAGCAGTACTCGCACGTCGCCGTAGACCTGACGTGGATCCCCTTCCCCGCCACAGTCCTCACCGCCGCCGCCCAGGCTGTCACGGCTGAACGGGAGGAATGGGCGGACTACTTTGAGCGCTTCGACTCCAGCGTCGGACACCCGAGGTTGACGGGCGAACTTATTGCGGCTCTTCTGCGCGGGCCAAGGCCCTTCGGCGTTGCCCTATCCGGCGCACACGACGGAGGTGCGAACAATGGGTGACGTTCGCGCTTACGACATGAGCCGGTTCCAGCGCATCATCTCAACGGACGGCGGGCGTATCCGCGGCAGTTTCCGCGCGCTCACCACAGGAAAACACGGCGATGAGGTGCTCATCTGGCCCATCGAGGTAACAGTCGAGTTCGACGGCGGCACGTGGGGGCAGATGCTCTACAGCCACGACATGACTGCCACCGTTCGCGGCCAAGAGGTTGACATCCCGAAGCACATGATCGCAGAACGCAAACTTGCCACCATCGAAGACGCCTGGGACGACATGACCGCCGCACTCCTGGCCGTCGCCACAGTTGCGCGCGAGACGATGCTCACCGAATCCAAGGACCCGTCATGACCACACCCATCCCCAACGTCGGGTTCACCGCAGCCGAAGCAGTAGCAGGGTTCGAACGACTTGCCGCAATGCTCGCGGTCGACGCGCCACGGGTGCGCATGTGTCCTGAGTGCCGTGTGGAGAAGTGCCAGAACTGCACGCAGGTGTCGTTCGATGCGAATGACAACGAGGTGCCGTGCCCGTGCCTGAGGTGCCACCCGGCACCACCCATGTTCTGCACGTCGTGTGGCAAGCCGCAGAACCCCGAGACCGGCGAGTGCGCCGGCTGCTCCGACTAGAGAGGGACCACCACACGTGAGCTTCTTGCGCGTCGGCGACACTGCCGCCTACGACCCGCGCACCCTTGACCCGCTCGAGGACCCTGATGCCGACGAGCGCACAGTCGATGAGGTGTTCGGGTTTTCGGTGCGCCTCGCTGCTGAGGCCGGCGGCAAGGAGCACGAGGACACCGACCGCCGGGTGACGCGAAGCATGGTGCTCACGATGGCAGGGACGAAGCAGCGCGCCGAGAAGCTCATGGCGTACCTCGTCCGGGCGAAGGTGTGGGAGCCACACGGCACGGGGTACCGGCTGATCAACGATCAGAAGTACTTGCACCTACTCACGCAGGACGAGATCGATCGCACGCGGATCCGCAGCAAGGACGCGAAGAACCTCCGTCTCACGGTCTACGCGATCTTCCGTGACGGGGACAACTGCCGCGCATGCGGGCGTGTGGTGACGTGGAACGACCGCAAGAGTCCTGGGGGCCTCACGTGGGAGCACGTCAACATCTTGGAGCAGCCCACACGTCCGGAGAATTACGTCATCTACTGCTACGGGTGCCAGAACGACCCGACGGCTGAACTGATGCCCGCGCCAGCGAAGCCGGTCTATGGCGCTAAGGCGAAGGCCTACGTGAAGAAGCACCTCGGCAAGTGGCCATCGGCCGCAGAGATTGCCGAGTATCTCAATGGTCAGCGGTCCTTGCCGGGCACCGCGACTGCGAGCCAGCGACCCGATGGGGAGGACGCGGCCACAGGTCAGCGGACCCCGCCGGCTACCGCGACGCGCAGCCAGCGACCCGGCACGGAGAACGCGGCCGCAGCAGCCCACCAGCGGCCCGAGAACGCTTCGGGGAACGCGGCGGGCACACCAGGACCAGAGGCGGACGAAAGCCCGCCACACGGCCCTCCAGAAGATCAAATGCCGGATCAAATGATTCGGGGTGTCACGGATCTGGCTCCCTCGGGACGGGACGGGTCGGGACTGGTCTTGCCTGGTCTTCCCGGGCCTGTCCTGGACGCCGCCGCGCACCCTCCTGGGGCTCGTAGGTCTCGTCGTGGTCCGCGTACACCTACGCCATCGCACATCACCCAGCCAGAGGAGAAGTCATGAATGTGGACCACGAGGTCAAGCCAGTGGCGCTCTCTGCGGAGGAGCGTCGGGAGATTGCCCGTCTGATTCGTAAGCGGCTACGGCAGATGGTGGAGCCGTTTGAGACGACGTCGCCGTGGTGGTCGTGGGACGACACGATGGATAGATTCGAGTCAATCGCGGCCGGGTACCACTCGGTGTCGATGCCTTCGATGTTGGTGCAGATCGAGGCGGCGGTCGAAGGCGTGCGGGGAGCGGCGGGGCCTAGCGGGATGAGTGAGTCGCGGCCGACGGCATCGCTGGACGCGATCGATGCGCTCGAGCGGATCCGTAAGCGCGCGGCCGCGACGGTGGCGGAGTTCGGCGGCGACCCTGGCATATTCGTCGCCACGAACCTGAACACTCTGGCCGCAATGGCGTCCGAGGTGTCCGACGACCAGCTGCGAGCGCTTCGACGTTTGGCGATGTCGTGGTGGACGCAGGCAAAGATTGTGGCGGGGTTTGAGGAGCGGGCACAGCGGCCGCATGTGCGGTGTCCACGGTGTGACGTGATGGACTCTCTGCGGGTGCGGCTTGATGTGGCGTCGAGGTTTGGGCTTGCGATGTGCACTGAGTGTGAGTCTGCGTGGACCGATGACCCTGAGAGTCAGCGTGAGAACGGTGATGGGGATATTCGGATGCTTCTGCGGGAGATTGAGCGTCAGGAGACGGAGGCTGCTGAGGGTGCCATTGACGCGGATGAGCTTCACACCACGTATCGGTTCACGACGCGCCATGGTGCACGTGCGGCGGATCCGAAGGGTGAGGAGCAGCGGTGTTCGACGTGCTCGACGCCGAAGACGAGGGACACGGCTGCTGTTGATGTGCGGCATGTGGTTGGGAGTGCGCACTACTGCTCGAGGTGCAACGTGTGGCATCCCGGGAGGCCGTGATGTCGGTGGCGGCCGAGAGTATCTGATCATGGAGGCTTGCAAGAAGCGGCGGTTCCGGTCGCGAGTGGATGCTCTGATCACGTTGGCCAGGGTGCAGTACGCAGACTCTTCGCGTCGGCCCAAGACGGAGCAGCGGGCGTACCTGTGTCCGAGTTGCCATGGGTGGCACCTCACGAGCAGGGTTTGACGTGGCGACACGCGCGAGACGTGCCTGTTGCACACGATGGTCGTGAGCGCGTAGCATGGGCACTGCGAGGAGAAGTGTCTCTAGGCCCGGCCCCCATGGGGTGCGGGCCTTCGTGCTTCCCGGACGGTTGCGCTGGCAGGCGCACACAGCGGACCGCGGGCCCGCCGCCTCCCCATGGATGGTGGGTCCGCGGCATGCCGGGAGGTGTTGCGATGGCGTGGGAGACATCGACACGGGCGAAGCGGTTGCCGAAGAATTGGCCGCAACTCAAGGCAGCTACGAAGAAGCGGGCGAGGGGTAAGTGCGAGGCCGCTACCCATGTGCCGGAGTGCACAGGGATAGGGGCGGAGTGCGACCACCGTGACCGAGGGGACGACCACAGTCTTGCGAATCTTCAATGGCTCTCGACGCCTTGCCATAAGGCGAAGTCAAGTCAGGAGAATGCCGAGGCCAACCGGAGACGGGCAGGCATGAGGCTTCGTCCGCAGGAGCGTCATCCAGGCTTGCGATGACAGGTCGCAACTCGTGCTCGTGCGTGCTCGACCTCGAACAGTGAGTTGAGCTAGAGTGAAGAGCATCAAAGAACGCGCCGAGGCGAAGAGCGCGAGCGTCAGCAGCCCTGGGGGGTGACTCCCCCTCGCATGACGCCCCCACCGCCGGATAGCAGTTCCAAAACTGCGTGCAAAACATGCTCGTTTTTCGCCCACCCCTAAACGGCCCTGCGCGCCCATCTGAGCGCCTATCGAGGGCCTGGGTGTCAGCGACCACCTTCCGAGCGCTCGTCGCGTCATACGCAGTGGTGCATAACACCACGCGAGAGAAATGCCAGGTATCTCCTAGATATCGTTACATCGAGGTAGTAGACTGAGGGCATGGAACTGATGCTTACGTGCGAGAAGTGTGGCGAGACGATGTCGCTGCCTGCGCGCGGACGCACGCCGCGCTTCTGTTCCACGAGGTGCCGCGTCGCTCATCACCGTGCGCAGCAGCTCCCGGCCGAGATGACGTCGAAGCCGCGGTGGTCGCGGTTCGCAAACACTCCGCGTGCTGGCGGGAAGCCGACACGCCGGCCGATCATGGCGAACGGCCGGTCAGCATCGTCGACGAACCCAAGGACGTGGACGACCTACGACGTCGTGAAGGCGGCCAAGTCCGGCGACGGCATCGGGTTCATGCTCGGTGACGGCATTGGCGCCATCGACCTCGACAGGTGTCTGGCGAACGGTCGCCTCGAGCCTTGGGCTCAAGCGATCGTCAACGCGTGCCCTGCGACGTACATCGAGATCAGCCCCTCGGGGACCGGTCTTCACATCTTCGGGCACGTTGTGCCTGGCCCCGGCCGTGGTCAACGCGCCGGTGAACGCATCGAGATCTACTCACGAGCACGTTTCATGACCGTCACGGGTGACCGTTGGCCGGGATCCGTGAACACGCTCGCAGATCTCAGCGCGGTCATCGCGTCCCTGTAGCGCTCCAGGTGGGCGCTCGAGCGCCCCAGGAGGGCTACACCCATGACCGAAAACACCCCGCGTTCACGCCCAAAGCCCCGAGTCGCGAAGCCAGTCGCCGCTAGGCCTACCGACACCACGACTCCTGTCGCGAAGCCCGCGGCCGCGCCGCGCCGTGCACGCGCCGCTAGGACCACGCAGGCCAAGGCCGCTCCCGCCAAAAAGACATCGGCGAAGGATGTCGAGGTTGACGCGCCGAAGGTCGAAGAGGAGGCCACGCCGAAGCATAAGGCGGTGCGCAGGACTTCCCCGCAGCGCCACCTTCGCGCAGTTAGCGACAACGGCGACGAGCTAGCGCCTTCGCATCCGCCTGCGCCACCTGCGGGCATGGGTGAACGCGGCAAGCGGCTCTGGCGTGATGTGGTCGAGGTATTCGAGTTGCGCGCCGACGAGCTCGTAGTTCTCCGGTCCGCGTGCTACGCAGAGCAACGCGTTCACGGGATCCGCGAGGAACTGTCGCAGATGCAGATTCTCGTGCTTGGGTCGATGGGGCAACTCGTGGCGAACCCGCTGCTCACCGAGGTGCGAGCCCATGAGGGTCACGTCGCGACATTGCTGGCGAAGTTGAAGCTCAAGGACGTCGACTCGGGGGCATCGCAGGGACGCTCTGAGGGTGCACGCGCTGCCGCGCAGGCCCGTTGGACAACGCCTCATGGCGCGTCTTCGTAGCGCTCCGTCGCTCCACGTCAATCGTGACGCCGAGCGTCGCGAGATCATCGCCTTCTACCAAGACCTCCTGACACGCGCAACACCGCCGAAGGGTCTCGAGTGGGAACCAGTCAAGATTGGGCCGACGTGGGAGTGGTCGCCCAAGATGGGCTGGAACCTCCCCGATGTCACGCTCGGGTGGGACCTGCTCGCATGGGCTGGCCAGTGGCTCACGTCACCTCATGGTGGGCCTTGGGTCTTCACACCCGAGCAGGCACGGTTCATCCTCTGGTATTACGCGCTCGACGAGAACGAGCAGTTCGAGTTCTCAATCGTGGCCCTGCAGCGGCTCAAGGGCTGGGGCAAGGACCCGCTCGGCGCGGCGATCTCCATGGCCGAGATGGTCGGGCCCGTGCGGTTCGACTACTGGGACGGCGATCGTCCCGTGGGGCGTGAAGAGCCAAACGCGTGGGTGCAGATCGTAGCCGTCTCGCAGGAGCAGACGAAGAACACGATGAAGATGCTCCCCGGAATGCTGCCGCAGTCCACGCGCAGCCACTACGGGATACAGCTGGGCAAGTTAACGGCGTGGGCGATGGGGGACACGCGCCAACTCGAAGCCGTGACGTCGGCGCCGTTGACGCTTGAAGGTGGCCGTCCCACACAGATCCTGCTCAATGAGATTCAGAACTGGAACTCGTCGAACCAGGGCCACGACATGTGGGGTGTGCTCGAGGGAAACGCGGCCAAGCGTGACAAGAACTCGCCCGCTCGGATGCTCGCGATCTTCAACGCGCACAGGCCCGGCGAGGACTCGGTAGCGGAGCGGTTGCGTGATGCCTTCGAGGGCACACAGGGCGACCCTGACGCGGATGACCCGTCCGATCAGCCCAAGTTTGCCGACGTGGGCATCATGTACGACTCGCTCGAGGCGCCACCGTCCGCACCGTTGACGCTCAAAGCGGCACCAGCCGTGATCGAGGCAGTCAGGGGCGACGCGACATGGTTGGACACCGATCGTGTTCTCAAGTCGATCGGGAACCCGAACAACCCGCCATCTGAGTCTCGCCGCAAGTGGTACAACCAGGTCACCGGTACTGAGGACGCCTGGACCACACCGCAGGCGTGGGACGTGATGGCGCGACCGGACGTGATCGTGGCGCAGCGCGAAGAGATCGCGATGTTCATCGACTGCTCGAAGTCGGACGACGCGACGGCGCTCGTCGGGTGCAGGATCACCGACGGTCACGTGTTCATGCTCGGGCTCTGGCAGAAGCCGCCAGGCGATCGTGGCAAGGGCTGGCTCGCACCGCGCGAGAAGGTCGACGCGGCGGTAGACGCCGCGATGGCCAGATACACCGTGGTCGCGTTCTGGGGTGACCCGTCGCACACCCTCAACGATGAAACCCGCGATCGGTACTGGGACACGCTCTTTGACGAGTGGCACCGCAAGTACAACCGCAAGCTGCGTGAGTTCCCTCACCACGGGCGCACGGGCCACTCGGTCATGTTCGACATGGCGCTGTTCGCCGAGCAGAAGCGGTTTGTCGCTGAGGTGGGTGTGGTCGAGGCGGAGATCGAAGCGAAGGCCTTCACCCAAGACGGCGACGCGAGGCTCCGTAAGCACGTCATCGCGGCGCGCCGCATGCCCACCAGGGCCGGCGCATCGATCGGTAAGGAACACAGAGAGTCCCGCAAGAAGATCGACGCCGCAGTGTCGATGGTAGGCGCCAGGATGGCGCGCCGCGCATACCTGAACAACCCCAAGAGACGGAAGGGAGGTCGAGTCTGGTGAAGCCACAGAACTACATCGAAGCACTCGAAGACCTTCTGCTCCCCCAGTACGAGACCGAGCGCACGAAGCTCGACGTCATCGACGGGTGGCTCAGGTGGACTCCCGAAGAGATCAAGGTCAAGCGCACCACGGACCGCGAACTGAGGTATCTCAAGGAGATCTCGCAGACCCCATGGCCGCGCCTCGTCATCGAGACCACCGCGCAGGCGATCAAGGCCGAGGGTATCTACGCGGCTGACCGTAGGCCGGAAGACCTGCACGCGATGTGGGGACCTTGGGACCGCAACGACATGGAGACCAAGCAGGGTGCGATCTACCGGGCCTCGCTCGGGTATGGGCTCGCCTATGGCCTTGCATTGCCTGGTGTCGACTCATTTGGGCGCCCAGGCGCATCAATGACGGCGCACTCGCCTCGGGACTTCTTCGCTCTGTACGAAGACCTGATCGAGGATGAGTTCCCCACGTGGGGAGTACGCATCATCAAGCAGCCCAAGGGCGCCGTGCACTACCGCGTCTACGACGATGAGGGAGTGACTTTTCTGTCACGGGAGGCGAGCCAGGCCAAGGCGAAGTACATCGACTTCGAAGCCCACGACTTGGGCGTCACACCGATCGTGCGCTACGCAAACCAGATGGACCTCGAGGGGCGCGCGCCCGGCGAAATTGAGCCCCTGGTCCCGCTGTTCTCGCGCATCAACAAGACCGACTACGACCGCATGCTCACGCAGCACTTCAACTCGTGGAAGATCCGCACCGCGACCGGTGTGCAGCAGCCGGCCACGGACGAAGAATCAGCGTCGACGAAGCTCAAACTCCGCCAGGACGACATCCTGGTAGCCGAGGACCACGAGGCGAAGTTCGGAACGCTCGACGAGACGTCACTCAAGCCCTTCATTGAGGCGCACGACTCCGACCTTGAGACCCTTGCCGCGATATCGCAGACGCCCATGACCACGTTCGGAAAACTCGTCAACATCTCCGCCGACGGCCTCGTCGAAGCCCGCAACTCCCTCCGAGCCAAGGTAGGTGACCGCAAGGTCTCCTATGGCAGCAGCAACGTGCGCTTCCTCCGTCTCGCCGCCCACATCGAGAACAGGGCCGAAGACGCCGAGAACTTCTCCGTCCGTACCAAGTGGGCAGACGACGAAAGCGGCGCCCTCGCCGCGGCCGTCGACGCCCTTGGCAAGGCTGCGACCATGCTCGGAGTTCCTCCGCAGTTGCTCTGGGACCGCATCCCAGGGATTGACTCGACGACAGCACAGTCCTGGGTGGCCTACGCAGAGGAACACCCCTCTGCCGACACGATCCAAGCGAAGGCCGTAGCCAACGCGCTCGCCGCCAACATCCCCGCAGACGCCGCCGCCAGCGTGTAGACAGCCATGGCCAGCACTGACGCAGGATCGGTAGCCACCGATATTCACCGCCGACGCCAGGTCGCGCTCGCCACGAGTGCCGACTCCGAAGTACGCAGGGCGATGCAGCTGCTCGACGTGGCAAACATCGACGCCTCACGCGCACTGTGGAACGACCGCATGGTCGGGATCGTCGCAAAGTACTACAAGGTCTCGCAGGTCCAGGCCGTGAAGTACTTGGACGTGTACTGGTCGCTCGAGCGTCCAGGCGGCGCAGGAACGATCATCGCCCCATCCCTAGACATCACCGCCACTTCAGGCGTCCTAGACGCTGCAGGACCACAGGGGCTCAAGGGCCGCATCCGCAAGGGCCGCACTCCCTACATGGCGTTCAACGAGGTCACCACAGACGTCCAGCGTGAGATGCGCAAGATGATCCTTGCCGGCGGCCGCAACGCCATCCGCGAGACAGGCAAGGCCGACCGCCGCGCAGTGGGCTACCGCCGCGTCTCCGACGGCGACCCATGCACCTTCTGCGGCATGCTCGTCTCCCGCGGACCCGCCTACACCAGCGAAGCCAAAGCGCTCGCGAAGGGCAACGGCGACCCGTACCACAAGGGCTGTGGCTGCACTGTCGAGATCATCTACCGCGACTGGGTGCCCACGGAAACAGAGCAGGTCTACGTGGACTCGTACTTCACGGCCGCCGACCAGGCCACCGCCGAGGGACTTGCGAGAACTCCCGAAACGGTGCTGTACCGGATGCGCGCCGGTGGCGCTTTCAAGGATTCGCCCGCGCGCCGCGCGCTCACGGGCAAATAAGACTCCCCGCTGCTCCAGCGGGTTGGCCGGCCAGGTGCTGGCACCACTACAGGGCCCAGGAGGTCCACATGTTCAACCCCAACAACCGTCTCCGTTTCGCTCCCGGCATCGTGTTCAACCAGTCCGGGGCTGAAGGTGGCGGATCGGGTGCGTCGCAGGACGGCGACACCAGCAAGTCGGGTGCGTCGCAGGACGGCGACACCAGCAAGTCGGGTGCGTCGCAGGACGGCACCAACCAGGACGCCTCAAAGCAGGGCGAGTACAAGGCCCCGTGGGAGAAGTCCGGCGAGGCGTTCGACGAGAGCCGAGCTCGCACCCTGCTCGCGGCCAAGGATGCCGACGAGAAGAAGCTCAAGGACCGTCTGACGGAGTTGGAGACTGCCCAGAAGGCAGCCGACGACGCGAAGCTCACCGACCACCAGCGCCTCGAGAAGGAACGCGACGAGGCGAAGTCCGGCATGTCGGAGGCTCAACTCGACACAGCGCGTCTGCGTGCCGCTATCAAGTTTGGTCTTGCTGAGGATGACCTCGAGTTCATCAACGGCAAGACCCCAGAAGCGGTGCTCGCCGCCGCTGAGCGGTATGCCGAGCGCCACAAGGACGACACCAAGAAGTCCCTCCCCTCCAACCGTCCGCGTACAGGGCGCGGGGGGAGCGAGCCGGGCACTGAACCGGAAGAGATGGACCCGCGCAAGTTGGCGGCGTCCATTCCGCAACTTCACTAGCCATCCGCACCAGGCGGGCGGCGTAACACAAGGAGAAACACCATGGCCAACGCCTTTGTCAAGCCGGAAGTGGTTGTCAATACCGCTCTCGGCCTGCTCGAGCGTGAGCTTGTCGTGCCCCGCCTGGTTTGGCGGGATGGTGTCGGCGACTTCGCCGGCGCCAAGGACGACACGATCACGGTCCGCCTTCCCGCCTATGCCAAGGCCAAGACCCGTGCACTGCGCTCGGGTGCGGCCCGCACGAAGTCGGCTCTGCAGCAACGCAAGGTTGACGTCACGCTCGACACCGACGTCTACCTCGACATCCCTGTCACGGACGAGCAGATGGAACTCGACATCAAGAACTTTGGTGCCGAGATCATCCAGCCCATGATGTCCGCCACCGCGCGCGTCATCGAGGAGCGCGTCGTGTCCGGGATGCAGGGCGCGACCTACGCTCACGACCTCGAGACCGACTACGCCGACCTGAAGGGCATGTTCGCGGAGGCTCGTCGCCTCATGAACAACGCGAACGTGCCACAGACGGGTCGTATCGCGCTCATGGGGTCGTCTGTTGACTCCGAGATGATTCAGCTGGACAACCTCACGAAGGCCAGCGAGTCGGGCACCACGAGCGTGCTGCAGGCGGCAATGCTCCCGCCGATCTACGGGTTTACGCCCGTGTCGTCTCCGTTGCTGGATCCCGATGAGGTGGTCTTCTTCCACCCCACCGCGTTCCCGCTCGTCACGCGCGCGCCTAAGGTGCCTGCTGGCGCCCCGTGGGGCGAGTCGAAGTCGTTCGCAGGGTTCGCAACGCGTGTGGTTCGCGTGTTCGACCCCAACGAGGTCGAGGACCGCGTGGTTACCGACTCGTGGATCGGCACATCCGTCACCAAGGACTTCGGCACGCTTGACGCCACCACGGGTGTGTTCGAGCCCGCCGAGGACCTCGCCGGTGTCGGAGAGTCGGCGCTGCTGGTTCGCGCCGTTCACTTCGCCGCCCCGATCGTCTAGGGGTTTCGCGCCATGACGCAGCCACTGCCTCCGCTCGCTCCCGTCGAGTCCCTTGCGGACTGGATTGAGGAAGAGATCCCGACGAACTCTGCCGCTTTCAAGCGGGCGGAGGCAGTGCTGCGCATGGCGTCCAGCCTTGTCAGGAAGGAGACCAAGCGGTCTTGGCTGAACCTCGCCATGACCGACGTGGTCGCTGACATCCCCGACGAGGTGGTGCAGGTGTGTGTGCAGGCCGCGGCCCGTAAGTACACCAATCCTGACGATTACGAGCAGGAGCGCGAAGACGACTTCTACGGTGCGCGCAAGGTCCAAGAGGCCGGCGTGTACCTCACGGAGTCCGAGAAGTCGCTGCTCGCCGAATACGCAGGGAATCTTCACGGGGGTTTGCGCACGATCACGACGACACGTGATGACTTCCCGGCGTTCGACGACTCGATACTCACGGGCGACCCCATCCTTCCGCCCTACTACCTCTAGGGAGAGTCATGGTGATGCCACAGGCAATCCGGGCCGGGCGCAGGCGGGCACTCCGTCGGATGAAGGATCGCTGCACTATCGAACGCCCTACCGGGGCGGCCAGCACTGTCGATCCTGAGACGAGTGACATTACGGTGCCGAAGCAAACCTTGGTCACGGAATACCCGTGCAGATTCCGCTCGTATGAGCCGTTCGAATCGTCGCCCGAGGTGGCATCCAAGACGACAACGGTACAGCGCACAGCAATGCGATTTCCTGTCTCCGATGACTACCTTCCCAAGGTGGGTGACATCGTGACGGTGACCGCGTCGCCGGACCCGTCGCTCGCTGCAGGATCACGTGTGTTTCGTGTGGCCGACATTCCCCAAAATTCTCTTTCGACCGCCTTCCGTGTGTACGTCGACGAGGTGACGCGATGAGCGCTATCGACACGTCAGGTTTCCGCGAGTTCGCGGCAGTTGTAGACCGTGCTGAAACGAACATGGCGGCCGAGATCCGCAGCGTCGTGGTGAAGGGCGCTGTCAACGTCAAAGCCACGATGCGCGCAGACATGCGTCAACGCCCGCACTTTCGCAAGATCGCCCAGGACATCGACTTTGATGTGCTCGAGGAACGTGACGCGGTGTCAGCAGCGATCGGCCCCGTGATTGGTCGCGGAAAGGGTCACGCCGGCGGTCTCGCATGGATCGCCTACTTCGGTGCCCCCAACGGCGGAGGCGGAACCGTGCGCGACCCTCAGGCGGCGCTCGATGAGGAAGAGCAAGGGCTTCTCAGCGCGCTCGCAGATGTGGCGGGGGGGCTCCTCTGATGGTTGACCACGTGGTCGCAATCAAGGCGCTCATCGAACCGCTCGACATCTTCGTGTGTGGAACGGACGTGCCCGCTAGTGCACCGGACAAGCGTGTCGTAGTCACCGCACCAAACCTTGCGACCACACAGGCAGCGATGGCAGGTGATCGCGATATTCGCGACTATGTCCAGGTGAAGTACTGCGGGGCGAATGAGGACCAGGCTCGATCAGTGGGCGAGCGGGTGGCGGCGCTCTTAGACCGTTCACACCCCGTTGTTGAGGGCTGGTCGACTGACCTCCGGCGCACTGCCACGAGCCCTTTTTTCGCTGACCGCAACCTGATGGGGATCACTACGGACTCTCACGTGGTCGCCGCAACGGACACCTACCGGTACACAGCCTGGCGCAACTAGCCAGAAGACCACTCGCAACGTCCTAGAGGGCGCTCGCGCACGTCACAAGGAGACTCTCATGACCGACAAGCCGATGGCCGCCTTTGTTGATGGTCTGGACAGGAACACCGGCAAGACGCGCACTGTGCCCGCCCACTACATCAACAACCCGAACATCTTCGGTGGCGCATTCGTGTTGCCGACAGACCCGGCGGCGGCCCCAAAGCCGCAACCAAAGAAGACGTCCCGCAGTTCACATGCGGGATCTGTGGAGACCCCGGCCGCCCCTGTGGCGGCCACCGATACCAACCCCGCGCAGGCCGGGGACACCGACTCTGAGGAGTGATCCACATGCCCAAGATGCTCGCGGATGAGGACGACAAGCTCGTCTCCCTGGCGACTGCACCAGCCAGTAAGAATGCCGTCACGGCCACCGAAGCCAACGCTGGTGTGGACTGGTCGACGCAGATCCTTGCGGACCCTCAGTTGGGGCCAACCGGGTCGTCCAAGATCAACATGCCCGCCATGGGTGAGCCTCGCAGTTCGGAGACGTTCGGCAAGTCCGGCGCGTCTGGGGAGATCACCGCGTTCAGGTACTTCACGTCGGGCGGCCAGCCAGACGTTACCGAAGAGACGGCTTTCCAGGCGGCCTACGTCAAGGGAACCGAACTTCACCTGCTACGTCGCACTGGTGGGAAGCTCGCTTCTGCTGATTTCGCGGCAGACGACGAGTACTCGTATTTCAAGGCGATCACCGATGACCCGATCCTTGAGACCGGTGAGGGCTGGCGCAGGTACCGCATCCCGCTCGCGATCAGTGACATGGCGCTCAACAAGGTCATCGTCGCAGGCGCATAACGACCATCCCCGCGTCGCTGGTCTCCACAGCGGCGGCGCGGGGGTGCCCCATGGGGCACCCCTCACTGTGGATACTCACCCCGGCCTTGGCCGGACCAATACCCAATGATTCTGTGGAGGATCACATGTCTAACTCTGTTGTTGATCAGTGGCTCAACAGCGGCACTGCCCGCACCGAGACCGTGGAGTTGTTCGCCGACCAGGCGATCATGGATGAGATGCGCGACTTGATTGCCCGTCGCGACATTCTGGAGAGCCAGTCCACGACGGGCCAACGCGCAATGGGTGAAGCGAACCCGATGCGGGACCTCGAGCGGGATGAGGCGGCGCTGTGGGCCAGGTATGAGGCATCGAAGTCGACATGGATCGTGAGGGCTTTGACTCCTGACGAGACAGAGGAGATTCGGGACGAGTTCCCCGAGCCGATGGCCCCCCAAATGTTGCCGAAGGTCGCGCCAGCGAAAGCGAAGGCTGCTTGGGCGGTAGAGCGTGACGCATTCGTGAAGGAGTCCGAGCGTCAGGCGATCGAGCGCGACCTGCACTTCATCGCGAAGGCGACGATCAGCATCACGACCGGTCAAGGTGCGACGGAGACCATTTCCGTGGCCCAGGTGCGTGCCATGCGGGCCCGCGAGTACGGACCTGACCGTATCGAGATGCTCACCAAGGCCATCGCGAAGGCGACCCGCGGTGAGGTGGAGATGCCCCGCCCAAAATCGTTGAGTGGCTCCGAGGGCACCAAGGGGCAGTAACCGCCATAGAGGCAGCCGCACTGTGGTCCGTTAAGCCGTCCGACTATGAAAAGTGGTCACCCAAGGACCGGGGCCTCGCCGAGTCGCTCGTCCTATACCGGCGCTCACACAACCAGTACGGCGCACCGCTCGAACACGCAATCGACCCCGAGACCGAGGGATGGTGGCTCGTAGAGATGCAAACCGACTACGCAGCGCTCGCGGTGCACAAGCACTTGGCAAAACTTGGCGAGAACGCTCCGAAGGGCGCGAGTCCGATAGTGAAGCTTGACCCGAGCTTCAAGCCGTCGAAGCCAGGCCAGACTCCCGACGAGTAAAGACCAGGTCGCGACCCTCAATGAGGTCACCGTTGGGCATATTCGTATTGCTCGCCAGGACATAACCCCGAACGCCGGCCCCGTCGACCACGTCTGGGAGTGGAAGCGTGCGGATCGTCGACTGGTAACTCACCATCGGCCGCCCATCGAACACCTCATCGAGCACCTGATCTTTGCGGACGAGTAGTTCATCGCGCTCGCGCAGGTTACGCCCACCACCGCGCGCCATCTCGATCGCCAGCCATATACCGATGGCCCCAAGACCAGCGATGCCAACCATCACAAAGATCACGAACTCCATAGCGACTGAGGCTACTCCGACCGGGAGGTGAACGCATGTCTGAACGGACGATAGCCGTCAAAATCCGGGCGGAGTATCAGGGTTACAAGTCCGCGATGGCTGACATCCGTGCAGAGTCGGCCAAGACTGCGGCGTTCCTTGACCGTGATGGCAACAAGATCACGTCCACCACGGGCCGGATGATCCATTCGGCGAACACAAACCGTGAGGCGTGGGAGAAGTCGGGTCGGGCCCTCACGCTATTTGGTGCGGCAGGCGCCGCGGCGCTCGTGTTCTCGGCGCGCGCGGCGATCGATTGGGAGGCGGCCTGGGCTGGGGTTCTCAAGACCGTCGATGGTACGCACGATGAGCTCGCGACGTTGCAGGACGATTTGCGCGCGATGGCGTTGGTGCTGCCCGCCTCCCAGACAGAGATCGCGAATGTGGCAGCGGCCGCGGGACAACTGGGCGTCAAGGTCAAGGATGTGGCCGCGTTCACGCGCGTGATGATCGACCTCGGTCAGACCACGAACCTCTCCGCTGAGGAAGCAGCGACGTCGATTGCCCGGATGGCGAACATCATGGGCACGTCTATCTCGGATATTGCCCGAATGGGCGCGACGATCGTGGACCTCGGCAACAACTCGGCTACGACGGAAGCCGAGATCGTCGACTTAGGCCTTCGCCTTGCCGCAGCGGGCAAGCAGGCAGGGCTTTCCGAGTCGCAGGTACTAGCGTTCGCATCAGCACTCACCTCCGTGGGTGTGCCCTCGGAGGCCGCAGGCACGGCAATCTCGAAGGTCATGACGTCAATTTCGGACGCCGTGAAAGATGGCGGTGACGACCTCGAGACGTTCGCACAAGTAGCGGGAGTTTCGACGGAAGAATTCCAGCGCGCTTTCGAGCAGGACGCAGCAGGAGCGATCGGGTCATTCATCGAGGGCATGGGTCGCATGTCATCCTCTGGCCAGTCGACAACAGCGATCTTCGACAACCTGGGCCTCGCCGACGAGCGCCTTAAGAGGTCTGTGCTCTCCCTCGGCTCAGCACACGGGCTCCTCACCGACCAGTTGGCGCTCGCAAGTACGGCGTGGGAAGACAACACGGCGCTCGTGGAGGAAGCGAACAAGCGGTACGACACCACAGAGGCGAAGATCGCGATCGCTCGCAACGCGCTGAACGAAGCAGCGATCACCATCGGCGAGGAACTCTTGCCCATGCTCGCCTCCCTCGCGACAGGGGTCGCAGACGTCTCCGAGTGGTTCGCAGGCCTGCCGGAGCCCGTCAAGAAGGCCGTCGCGGGCCTTGGCGGAGTGACGACAGGAGCTGCTCTTGCGGCGGGTGGGTTCCTGTTGCTGTTTCCAAGAGTTGTCGAGACGGTAGGGTCACTAACCCAGCTTGGACTCATCTCGCCTCGCGCGACGGCTAGGCTCGCAAGTCTTTCAAAGGCAGCAGGCTATGCGGGGCTCGCGGGCGCGTTCATAGCAGTCGCGGTCGCAGCCAAGCAGGGCATCGACGCACTTACTGATGCTTCACCGAGCCTGGTCGATGTTCGCAACCAACTCGCCACTGCAGCCGACGGGGCAGACCTCCTCTCCGAATCAATGATCAATGTCGGCGCGAACATGACCGGCTTCAACAAGATCGCCGACGACATGCAGGGCAAGCCCTGGTGGCAATTCGGCGCATCAGCAGCTGACTGGGTCGGCAACACCGTCAGCACCCTCTTCGGTGCAGGAGACTCCGTAGTCAAAGCCGCCGACGAAATACGCGTCATGGACGACGCCCTCGCCGGATTCGCCGCCATCGACCTGACTTCCTCCCAGAAGCAGTTCCAACTCCTCGCCGAAGGCTTCGGTGCCGTATCCGACGAAGACTTCGCAACCGTGCTCGACGCCCTACCAAAGTTCCGAGACGCACTCACAGAACAGGCAACCGCACAAGGACTCGCAGCGGACGACGCCACCCTCCTCGCGCTCGCGACGGGCAAGATCAAGGTGAGTACTGACGCCGCGATCGATAGCACAACGGTCGGGACAAGTGCCACGGATGATGCAACGGATGCGACGCAGTCATATGTCGAGGCGCTAACCGCGCAGATTGATGCTCAGCATGAGGCTGCGGGGATTGCACTCAACGAGTTCGACGCGCTTACGAACTATGCCGACGCTGTCGATGGCGCAACCGCAGCACTCTACGACGAGAACGGTGCGCTCATCGAGGGCGCCGCGACGTTGAATGAACACACTCAGGCGGGCCGCGATAACCGTGATGCGCTGTCCAATCTGGTTGATTCGACATTCGCATGGCTTGAAGCGGGAGACGCAGCCGGTGTTGGCGCTGGTGAGCTCTACAACCGGATGGAGGAGGGCCGCCAGGCCTTTATCAACTCAGCCATCCAGATGGGGCTTACCGCTGACGAGGCAGCCGCGTTGGCCGACAAAATGAACCTCATCCCCACTGCGGTATATACGCCGTTCGAGACGCCAGGTTTAGCGACGGCGCTATCGCAGGTGAATGCGTTGAATGATGCGATCAGGAGGATTCCAGGTTCGACACGCTACGCAATTGAGGGGTACTCGACGCATGGCGGGTCGACGTTCGCAGGGGGTGGGGCGATCCACGGGCCGGGAACATCAGTTTCCGACGACGTGCCGATTTGGGCATCCGACGGCGAGTACATGGTCAAGGCCGCGGCGCACTCGTTCTGGGGAACCCGCGGCATGGATGCGATCAACAACGCCGACACAGGAAGCCTGATGCAGATTCTCATGGCGCGAGGCCTTGCTGATGGTGGGTCTGCCACGGGAACCACGTTCCCGATGATCGGCAGCGCCTCACCGAATGTCAACGTCTCGATGGCCGGGATGCTCGAGGGCTCCAAAGTGGTGGTTGATATTGGCGGCCAGGCTTTCGATGCCGTGATTCGCACGGTGGTGCAGAGCGAACGGGGCGCAGCTTCGGGTGTACGTAAGAGCGCATTGAGGGGAAGGGGCTGACATGGCAGTTTCGATTGTGGCATCGGTCCTGACTGGTACAGATCCGCGTCGTGTCCAAGTGGTTGTTTCTGGGGTCGATGACGGTATTGAGTTCACGGTCGCGGGGACTACATCGGATGGTTCTTCGTGGTCGGTGCCTGGTGGTGTGGGGGTCTCATCGGGAACACAGGTCGTACTCATTGATGCGAGGTCCGCGTTGAACGTGCCGGTGACGTATCGCGTCACGGTGGGTGACGAGGTGTATGTTGCACCACCGGTAACGGTGACCTACACGTCAGATTTTGTGGTTCAGGATCTGCGCGGCAATGTGGTGATTCCTTTCGAGTGGGTTGATAACGGAGATCCTCGGGAGCCTGAGGCTGCAATCCAGTTGACGAAGATCCCTGGGCGGCGCAAGAAGGTCGGTCGTACTGACATCGGGTCCGATGGTGGTGGGTCGTGGCAGATCCTGACTACGGCGGAGAACACCAAGAAGCTCCACGAGTTGGTAGTCGCTTCGGCCCCGGTCGTAATGCGGTCGAATGGTCAGATCCGGGATATTGCGGCGGTCGAGTTGGTGTTGATTTTGCGTGCCCCGAATCTGCTATTTGCTGGTGATGGTGGGGTATCGACGCGTCGCGTTTGGTCGCTGTCTTACGAGCTGCAGGATGACCCGGAGCCTTACACCGCGCTCATCGTGATCACCGTCGATGACTTGGTGGCGTTCTATGACACGGTGACGGTCGACGACGTCGTTTCCGATTTTGCGGGTCTCACGGTGGATGACTTCGCGGCGTTTGACTGGAAGTCGGTGCGTGATGCGTGACGGTGCACCTGATGAGGTGTTGGCCGGGGTCTGTGGGTACCGCACCGAGATCGCTTCGTGGCTGGGTTCGACGCTGTTGGCGTCGGGTATCCGCCCTATCAACGGTTCGGCGGTGTGGTCGCGGCGTCGCAACGTGAAGGACTCCATCTCGTTTGAGGTGAAACGCCTCGTCGATGGTGTGGACTGGGCGCCGCGCGGGGACATGCGGCACCCGTTGGCCGCGGCAGGCCAGGTGCTCGAGCCTGTGGCGATCGTGACGTCGGTGGTGACGGGGATCGAGTACCGGACTCCGTTGGGGCGTTTCACGATTGAGGATGCGGTACCAACGACGTCGGGCACGGTTGCTGTGACGGCGTATGGCATTGAGCAGCGGGAAGTAGACGAGACGATCCCGTCCCCGTTGACGCCACTCGATGGTGGCACCTTCGCGTCGGAGATTCGACGTTTAATGCCTGTAGGCCTCTCAGCGTCGATCTCGGCGTCTTTGGTGGACAGGCCCTGCCCGACATACATGGTGCATTCCGGGAGCCGGTTCAGTTCGATTGAGGCCCTCTTGTCAGCGTGGCCAGCAATCGCACGGCCTGACGGGAACGGTCAGTTGCGTATCGATCCGCCGAACCCTACGACGCCGAGCCCAGTCATGGTCTTGTCAGATGGCGAGCGGTCGCCTGGGAACCCGTTGCCGATTGTGGTGAGCGCGCCGATGGGGTCCTCACGGTCAGAGATTTTCAACCGGGTCATCGTAAATGGAACACAGACTGATGAGTCGTCGAAGCCTCCGTTCCAGAAGATCGTGAGCCAGACGACGGGCCCGTTCGCTGTGGACCCGGAGGGGTTCGGCACGAAGGACACCACAGTCACGTCGGCAGCGATCACCACCGTGGAGCAGGCCGCGGCCGTAGGTCAAGCAGTCCTTGACGCGAGCATTCGCTCAGCCATCGTTGTCCCTGTGGAGATGGCTTCGGATCCGCGCCTCGAACTTGATGACCCCGTGGGCGTGCGTAGTGATCAGTTGCTGGAGGAGATCACGTCTATGCGCACTTTGTGGGGCGTCTCAACCACGTTCGAGCCCACGGGTGAATGGGGTCAGGACCTGGTGGGCTATGTCGAGGGCATCCAGTTGCCATTCGTTTACGACGGCGGTTCGATGCGTATCGATGTGGCGGTGGTCCCATCATGAGTAGTTCAGCATTGGACGACATCCGGGAGGTATCTCAGTTCCCTCGGGGACTGCCATTGAGTGCGGACTCACGCATGGTAATCCAGGGAATTCTCGTTGAGATCAACGAGCTGGGGAACCGCGCAATCGTGTCGATCGACGGTGCACCTCGTGTCCCAATGATGGCGGTATCGACTGGTATCTACGTTGAGGGAGAGATCGTCAACGTGCTGCGCAATCCGTTTGGTGGCGGCGATCAGTACATGTGCCTGGGCCCTGCTGGTGGCGACACGGCCGACCTGCCTACCGCGCCTGAGGTTGGTGCGACGACTGCGCCGACGACGGTCACGCTACGACCTGAGTGGACTGGAACGTGGGATGCAGATTCAGGTCGATACGACAACTGGAACGTATCCCGAACCGAATACGGCGGCCGTTCGACCCTGTATCAGGGTGATCGATTTGGGTCAGGCCCCCTCACCGGTCTAGCTACCTACGGAAACCAGATAGTAGCTCTCGGAGCGTCGGAGATCACAGCAATGTTGGTCACGCTTCGCGGCGCGGGGCTCGCATTGGATTTGTATCCAGCGGTCAAAGTACAGGCAGCGACGAACGGGGCTGCCTCGAGTGCGCCATCATCCGCGGGCACGGTAGTAACTGGCGCACCTGGAAAGTCGGGTGTTGTCCAGGTAGCCCTCGATGCATCGGTATTCGCCGGGTACCGCGCGGGAACTTACAAGGGGCTCGCACTGGTCGGCGTTGGCTATGCGGAATACAACGCGGTTCGCGGCACATCAGACGCTGATGGCATGGCTCTCACCATCACCTACACACGGCCCATCTAGGAGGCTTACATGACTCTCGACGAACACGGACACGCTGTTCTCGCTGGCAGCCGTTCAGTCGACCCATCCGACTGGTTCCGTAAGTTCTCCGTATCGCTGTATGACCCGATCCCTGTGGGCGATGCCGCCGCGCAGACGTCCGCGCTTGCCACGCTCGCGGCATTGTCGCCGGCAGTGGTGCCTTCGGTGTCGTCACCGGTCTTCTTCTTCCGTGCGGATGCGAATCCCAGGGAGCAGTTCGAGGTGACGACCGATGGTTCGACGTTCCAGAAGTACATCGCCGCGGAGACGGTTGTTGACACGGGCGCGGGGGGTGGCTCAATCGGAGCAGCTGCAGCGTCATCAACGGATCCTGCTCAAGTAACGCTGAGCGCCGGATCGTGGCGCATCGACGTGCAGACTCTCTTGACGCTGAACCCTTCAGCTATTCGGTCGATCTACCTGGCCTTGTATGACGGAACATCTGACCTCGACACGTTCAGAATCAACGCACAAACCGATTGGGGCATCGGTCACTTCATGGCGACGGGACACATCACGCTCGCGTCATCCAAGACCATCAAGATCCGGTACGTCGCATCAGCCACTGGAGGCACGCAGGCGGTCGGTGCTGAACGGCTTGTGGCGACGCGGATTGCGAAGGCCTCATCATGATTCTCACCGGCACTCTTGCCCAAGCCTCCGCGACCGCAAAGGTCGGATCGACGATCGTCTACGGCATGTGCCTTAGGTACACGCGCCAGTGGTTCGGGGTCGCGAGTAAGTACCCGACCGCGGCTAGTGCTTGGAGCCACGCCGCACACAAGCACCCGGGAGAGATGCCTCCCAGCGGCGCTGTGGTGCCGGTGTGGTTCAAGTACACGAACCCTGCCGGCCATGTTGCCATGCGCCTGTCTGACGGCTCCGTGGTGACCGTGAACGGGTTCAAGGTGTCCAGGTTCAGCAGCATTGCCGCTATGACATGGGCCGGGTTTGGTGCATATCTCGGGTGGGCTGAGGATCTGAATGGTGTGCGCGTCTACACGCCAGCAACCCCGGCCAGCAACACAACCACACCTACCGCAACGTTCACACCCACACCAATCAAAGAAGACGAGGATACGGACATCATGGATTTCTGGACAACGGGCCAAAAGGAACAGGACGGCGGGGGCGCGAAGGTCTTCGCGGGTGGCGATCGGGGCCAGTGGATCCACATCTCTGGGCCGTCGTTTGCTGCACGCTCTAAGCGGGACTCGACCATCACCGCCACCGTGGTGACAAGTGAAGAACTCGAGGCTCTTGCCCAGGACGCAGCAAGCCTGCGGGCCTTGCTCAGGTAGGGGCGGCTGTGGACTGGACACAGGTCGTGGTCGCCGTCATCGCCGCCTGCGCGTTGATGGTCTCAAACCGTCAGGCGAAACGCTCACGCACGACCGCCACCCAGGTGCGCGAGATCCACGAAGAAGTGAAGAACACCCACACCACGAATCAACGAGACGACATCGACCGGGCGATGGCTGCCGCAAGTGCCGCGGATACCGCAGCGAGGGCGGCGAAGTTAGCGGCCGAGGGCGCCCATCGGGAGACCCGCGAGGTGAACGCCCGGCTCGACACGATCTCGGGGGACATCGAGGACATCAGGGACCGTCTCACCACTCATATCGACGGACGGTAGTTCACCACCACAAGTGCAACCCCAAGCCCGACTTGGAACAACCCTGGAGAAAGGCACCACCATGCAAAGCATCATCAACCGCCTGCGCTCGCGGGCGTTCTGGGAGGAGGCCGGCAAGCGTGCCGCGTCGACGGCGTGGACGGCAGTCGCCGCACTGGGCCTCGTCGCACCAGCAACTCTGGCGGACGTCGACTGGTACTCGGTGGGCGGCATTGGTGTCGCGGCCGCGGCGGGTTCCACGTTGTGGTCCCTCGTGTCGATCCCGAGTCCCGACTCGGGCTTGCCGTGGTGGCAGGCGATCGCGTATCGGGCAAGCAAGACAGCGATTGTCTCGTTGGCGGTGGTCCTCTCTGCGTCAGCGACGAACGTCTTTGAGATCGACTGGGGTCAGGCTCTGTCGGCAGCCGTCGTGACGGCGATGGTCTCGGTGGGAAAGAACATTGCGACGCCGCCCATTGAGACTGTGTCGACGCTGACAGCGTTTGCTTACGCGTCAGACGTCACAGATGACTCGATGGTTCAGGTCACTCAGACAACCCCGACAGGCACCGTTGAGCCGCACGTGGTCAGCGCCGTCCCATCAGTAGCGACGCCCGTCAAGACGGGATCCTCCAAGTTCAAGTCCCGCACGTAGCTACACACACAAGAGCGCCCCTCTCCCACCGGTTCTCCGGCTCGGGAGAGGGGCGCTCTTGTTGTGCACTAACTAGGGGGATTCCCTTCGTGATGGGTCCACATGTACTGTGGCGTTGATCTCTCAGGCGCGCACGACCTCTATGCGATTGCTACCGTAGAGAGGGAACATGCCGGCGGGGGAGGGCGTTGTACATGGACGAGGCACAGGAAGGCGATCGCCATGACCAGTCTGATGGACCTAACGAATCTGCGAGAGAAGAGCCCAATTCTCAGGGGAATCGAGCGCGGGTGGGAGATGGCAATCAGCCCGGATCCGACGCGGATGCGAGAGCTCGCACAGGAGATCCAGGAGATGGACTCGGTGGGCGAAGTTTGGAACGAAGTGGGACGGCTGCTGTCGGATCAAATGGCCGAGGCGGAGACCCCCTCGAGGAGCTCCAGCACCTGACCACAGGCGAGATCAAGGCCGTCGCCTTCACGCACCGTAGCGGGCCACTTCCTGCACCTGAAGACCTTCTCGAGTATGAAAACGCCGTACCCGGACTCGCCAATCGAATTGTGTCTATGGCTGAGCGGGAGCAACGCACCAAGCAGAAAGCCCTCATGATCCCTCTACGGGCGGAAGCAAGCGCCTTCGTGATGTCAACCTTCGCGGTGTCGTTCATGCCGTGGGCATTGTTCGCGCTCGCCGCAGCACTGTTGTGGCATGGGGAGCAAGTTGCAGCCCTCATCTCCGGCGCCGCGGGAACGGTGGCTTCTGGCCCCCAAATCATCGCCGCGACCCGCCGCAACTGGGGTCGCCCCGCAAGCCCGCCATCACGACAACCCGCCGTGAACGCCGACAAGTAGAAACCACCAGCGAAGCGCCCCCTCACACCGCCACCCGGCCGGGAGAGAGGGCGCTCTTTGTGTACGCCCCGGGGATTCAGGCCGGACGCCCAGGCTGTGGCCTACTCGTCACCGAACTCAAGCACGACGCCGGCCACGCGCTCGCGGATCCGCGCGGCGATCGCGCGGTGCCATTGGGCGGTGTGCCCGTCGTCGGGGTGGGCGGCGTGGAGCGCATCGTCAGTGCGCCACGTCGTCCACGTTCGACTGTTGGTAGTTCGCAGGTGTGCGACACCGGCGTCGACGCTCATCGCTGCGTCCGCGTCGAGCTTCTGCATGTCGTCGGCGATGCCGGGGGGGATGGGGCTGATGTCGTCGCCCCATCGGTTGACGGAGCGCTCGTGGACGCCGAGGTAGTCGGCGAGCCAGGCGTTGGTGAGGCCGAGGTATTCGCGGAGGCATCGGAACTCGGCGCCGGTCATGGTGGGTTCGTCGGTGGTTTCGGTCATCGTCTCTCTCCTTCTGGGGGTGGGGGTGGCCCCGGGTTTCCCCGGGGCCCTCTCCCTATGAGTACTTGCGGACGTGGTCGGCGGCGATCTTGCCCGCCATGTTGCGGAAGATGACCATCTTCGGGAGGGAGAACATCGCGATCGCGGCGACGTCCTCGGCGAGGCTTTGGGCCATGTTGCGGGCCTTCTTCTCTGCCCGCACGCCGCCATCGATGTGGATCATTCCCGCCATCTCGCCGATGGTGAGGGCCACGTTCACCTCGTGGTCTGAGAACTTGCTGTCCATCTGAATCCCCCTGGGGGTCTCGGTCTGGCCTAGTGCCTGACCTCGTACCTAAAGTGTATGTCATAAATTATGACACGTCAAGCGGTGGGGCTCTACCCGACGAGGCGCTGGCGAAGGGCTTCGATGGCGGCGCGCGGAGCATCATCACGCGGCTTGGTATACCGCTCGGTAGTGGCGACCGACGCGTGGCCGAGCAGCTCCTGGATGGTGCGTAGGTCCACACCGTGTCGGAGCAGTTCTGTGCCGAACCCATGGCGCAGCGCGTGGCCTGTCCATCCGAAGGGCAGTGCCCGGCTGAGAAGTTTACCGACGTACTCCTCTGACAAATGTCCGTGATCATCGCCGGGGAATGCGTATCCGCCTCCAGCGAGGCATGCCGCCCGCAACGCTCGAGCGAGAGAATCTGTGATCGGCACCAGGCGATCTTTGGCTCCTTTGCCATGAACCCACAGGGACCATCCGTCACGGCCGGGTACCAAGTCGCTGCGGCCCACCACGGTGATCTCGGCCCGCCGCATTCCTACCTCGAAACCGCACCGCATCATCAGTTGGGTGCGCTCGGGGCGGCCGAGTAGTGCCGCCTGGTATACGTCGGGCGGGATGGGGTTCGGCGCAGGCATACCCGCGCGCGTCTTGGGGATCGTGTCGACGGGAGAACCATCAATGAAGCCGCGCTCGCCGCCGTATTGGTAGAAGTGGGAGTAGGAAACGCGTCGGCCGCGGCGGGTCTCACGTGACCAGGCTTGTCGACCGACGAAGTCCATGAGTTCGTGGTCGGTGATCGTCCACGGGTCGGGGTTGCCGCAAGCGCGCCCGAGCGCGCCTACGTGTTGGACACGGGTGGCAATCGAGGTCTCGGCGTGGCCGCGGGCCCTCAGCCACGGAATCCACCCATCTATGGCCCCCTGCCACGCACTCGTGAGAGTCCGCGTCATGGGCAGAGCGTATAGCCGGGCACCGTTTGCCAGTACCCGACTCGCCGAATTACCTGGAGGCAT